GTTTTTGTTTCTTATGTATTAACCAGTGATAGCACCAATTGTCTGTCCAACTAGCGTACCAACACCAATACCACTTGGAGTCTGTATTGCGTTATCGTAGCGGATTGTCATTGCTATTGTAGCTGGTTCATTTGTAGCATAGTTAAAATCACCGTAGTCTACTTGGCTAATCATGCAACCAGCAATTTCCCAAGCTTCTAAAACTGTTGGGCCATTGCTACCATTGTTTGTACCATTACCACCATCTAGAATGTTATAATGAAGTAAAAACTTGTAGTCAACAGCAGAACTTGCACTTGCTTGCTCAAGGAAGTCAAACTGTTTCTGAACTTGTTCGCCAATAATCTTGGCACAATTATTGCCTGCATCATCACGCACTGTAACTGTAATTTCTTGCCATTCGGGTTTACCAGCTAGATAAACTTTGCTGTTATAAACATCAATGGTAATAGGATTAAAGTTAACGCTAGGACGCTTAATGTCCATGACCTGTTGGCTTAAATTTGTTAATAAACCTGTGCTTACACCAAAATTACTAAAGATTGCATTAAAGCGGAACTTTAGTTTGGGCATTAACAGTCCCTGGTTGGTTGAACCAACTCCAGGTACTGTAAAATTACTTGCTGATGCGAATGCCATATATGTATCTCCTGTTATAGTTATTTATCTATTTGTCATTGTTAATTAAGCGCCGGCTGCTCCAGTGCTTGGGTTGACCAATCTAATTGGAATATAGATAAACTCAACAGCTATTGTTGGTGCAATTGCCACATCAATATACAATTGATTATTTTGTATAGTTTCTGTAGTGTTATTAGTTGTATCACAAACCACTACATAGTCGTATACACCGCGTTTGCTAACTAAATCGTTTAACGCACTTGATACTACTGCTGCAGCTTGTTGTCTTGTAACTTGATCGTTTGGCTCAAACAAGAATCCGTATGTGGCCTTAGACAATAAAGTTCTCACGTAGTTCACTAAACGACTTACATTAACACGATCCATATCTTCTGTAATTGGATCACGTGTTTTTTGTCCCCAAACCACAATACCAGTGCCTGGTAAAATTGTAATTGGGTTAATGTTAGTCTGATATAGAGCATCACGCAGGCCTTGACTTACACCAGTGCGTTGGAATTCGCCTGTGGTGTAGTTTACATAACCTAAATCACTGGCATTATCTACTAGACCACGACGTAAGCCGGCTGGAGCAAACCAAGGATAACTTACATTGTCGCTGCGTAGATATGTGCGTAACGCCATATGACTTGGGGGGACCATAATTGTGTTACCCGACAGGTCTGTGGTTAAAGCACTTGGATAATATACTGCCAAATATGGATCATCAGTAGCCAATCCAGTACCGTTAGCATCAGTACTCCAATTTGTAATATCTACAATATTAGTACTTAGGTTCATTGGTGTATCACCAATAACAAATGCTGTGTTAGCACGGTTATTATTCAATGCAACCATATTAGTAATTAACTCTGGATAACCTGGAGCAGCAATTAAACTAAAGTAGAATTGATCTTCAAGTATCTGTGTGTTGCTTTCTATAGCTGAGTTCATTGCTGCAACAACCATTTGACGTTGTGCATAGTGTCCGCTATATGGGCTACCATCTGTGCGTAGGCCACTAGCAGTTACCCATGCGCTTGCTACTGCTGGCAATGATCCTGAGAAGTTTGCGGCAGTAAAATAGTTCTGTACATAACGCTTGACATTGTATCCACTACGACGTGTGTTCAACAATAACATACCACGTGGGTATAGTCTTGGATTTGGAACATCTAGGTCTACATAGTCACTGGTTAATAGTGTTGCAATAGAAACTTCTGTTCCTGTTGCTGGATCTGTTGTTCCAGATGTATCCCAACGTGCATCGGCAAATAAAATACCATTAACACTGATTTGGTCTGTCTTATCAATTGCTACCCAAGCAGTACCATTATAACGATTCATCTTAGGCCAATTTTCTAGATCACTAGTGTCTAACCATAAATCGCCAGCTTTTAATGAGCTGTAACCGTTACTTTGTGTAGTTGGAGCAACTGCAGCAGCTATAACACCGTTTGCATCTGTTAATGATAAATTGTAACCACGTGCATCAAGAGTTAGATTTTTATAACCTCTCCAGTTTGTACCATCATTGATCATAACATCAACTACTGTAGGATCGCTGTAGTACCATAATGTACCATCTGCAGGATCTGCAGCAGGTTGAGTAAGACTGTAAGTGTAGGTTAGTGGGTTAAATCCAGTTAACATACGAGCAACGTTTGTGCTGTCTGTACCACCAATGCTTCTTACTCCTGATACTGAACTTGTAAAGCCAGCTAGGTAAGGTAAGTTTGGTTGTCCGCTGTTCTTTTGTAATAAAATTGTACCGCCAGCTAGATGTGTTAGGGTAATTGTACCATTGGCATTAACTACTGCATTAATGTTAGCATCACCTGCGGCTAAAATAGCATTAACAAATCCAGCAGCTGTAGCTGCGCTTTGTGTAATAGTGTAGCTGGTATAAGCACTGTAACCTGGTTCTGTTACATACATTGTAAATGTTCCAGTGTTGCTGGCAAATGCAGGTGTTGCACCGGTAACACTTACTGGTCCAGAAATACTTCTTACATAAGGTGTAAATCCTGCTACACCTAGGTTGTCAGCTAACTGTCCTGTACTGCCCAATGCACCGTAGGTATTTGGATCTTCATCAACGTATAATGTGCCAATACCAATGTTTTCGCCACCACCTATATCTAAAGTATTAATTGCTGCTTCTTCACTAAGAGCAATCGTAGAGGCTTGTGTAGTCCAAGTACCTGTTGTAGCACTATAACACTTGAATACAAAGTTTGATCCGCCACCTAGTGCACCTTGCTTAAACCATACAGCACCAGTAGGCTGTGCTGTAGCATAATTGCTGTTCCAGGTTGGAACACCAGCATAGTTACTGTATTGAATAGCCGGAGCATATACTGTTTGTGTGTAGCCCAATGTCCAGGTGCTGGCTGAAATAATACCAGTTTGAACAAATAAACTGTTTGTGCTAGTTGATGACCAATCTTTAATTGTTAACTTGCCATCTACTGTGCTACCGTTACTTGAGGCCTTGCTGTTAACAAATAGACATAGTTGGTTATTACGAACTGCGGCTGTAACACCAGTTACTGCTGAACTATTAATGCTAGATGCTATTGTTGATACATTAGTTGCTGTTACTGTAATGTTGGAATTAATACTTCCAATATTAATTCCAATAACTGTACTTACGCTACCTGTTAGTGTAGGATTAACTGTACCTGTTAACACTGGCAAATCGTCTTGCCATTGTGTAGATCCAACTAATGCCCAGGTATTTTGTGTTGTTTTGTAGAATACTCTGTTGTTTGTTGATGTAGCAACAACAGCGTAACTACCAATCTGTCCAACATTAGTAACTGGAGTTGGTTCAGAAGATAATGTAATAGTTGTACCAGCAACTACTGTGGTAGGATTACTGGTTGTAACATTAGTTGTTGATGTAATAATGATTGGCATTTGCTCAGTGAATGTCTGAGTAGCAGCTGACCAAGAGTAGATACCCCAGGTTGTATCAGCTAAATCTAACCAGTATGTACCATCAGCTTCTGCGCCAACAGGACGAACACTGGTGCCTGCTAGTTCGTTTAGGTCAATGTCTGCACGAATAGCATATAACTGATTGCCTATGCCTAGAGCCGAGTAAGCAGCCATTAAACCGTATTCGTTTGTTTCGCCACCATATACTGGAGTACCAGCCGCTGACTTTTGGAACACTGGTGCTCCAAGTGCAGTGGTTAAATCACGCTGACTTGTAAATACCTGTAGCATGCCAGCATTGGCTTTTGTAGTACCTGAACATAGTGTACCGTTGTATGTTTTATCTTGTGCTGTGGCTAACACAACTAGTGGAACTGTGCCAATCGCATTAGATGCATATTGGCTTTGATCTGTTACTGTTATGCTTACGCCTGGAGAAACTAGTGCCATAGTAAATATTCCTTTATATTACATGTTATGAATATTTATATATATTGATAAATTTTAGGCGGTTTAGATGCCCTTTGGAAAGGTTTGTAGTTAAATACACTATGCAAGAACGTAAATTATGTCCTACCTGCTATCAAAGACCGGTTGCTATTAACTATAGACGAGGATTAGTAACACATTATAGATCACGATGTGATGTATGTGCTCGTGTTGGCAAACGAGTGCCAATAGCAAAACCAGCCTGGCACTTGGCTGGTTATACTAAAAAGACTACCTGTGAAAAATGTGGTTTTAAATCAAAGCACCCAGAGCAACTGGGTGTGTTTTATATTGACGGAAATCTAAAGAACAACAACTGGCTTAATCTTAAAACTATATGTTTAAACTGTCAGCAAGAGGTTTATAAAAGCCGCTTGAAGTGGGCTCGGGCTCCACTTGTACCAGACGCTTAACTTGAGCATACAGTTGATCTATGGTTCCGTTGTTGTCAACTACACGATCAAACTCTGTACCAACCCAGGCTGTTTCGCTTATATGAATTCGCTGTTCGTTTAAGATGTCCTGTGCTAACTTTGAACCAGTGTTGGCTGTAATAGCAATATTATACCAAGGTGGTTCTGGGCCACGTTTTACACGTATAACGATTCCACCGGCACGTTTAATAGATTGAATTTCATTAGGAAAACGACAATCACTGATAACAATATTATCTTTTGAATTTCTTAATTTGTTTTCTAGACTGGCAATCCAGATATCGTCATTAAAGCCTCGGCGGCAAACTTCTGTGCCCCAATACTGTAAAACCCAGCGCGGAGTAAGATCGGGCATATTCAAACGTTCTGCCCACCAAGGATCCACCTGCTCACGCCACTCACGTGCTGACTTTGTACGTCCTTCTAAGAGTTCTCGGTCCCAACCAAATACTGCAGCCACTGAGTCTTTGAGTGTGCTGGCAAAACTGTCTCTACGAAAACCGTGAAAATTAACCAGATAATCAGCAATAGTATCTTTACCAGAAGATATAAACCCGCATACACCAATGATCATAAAAAATGCTCCTAAATTATAAGAGCATTATTACACACATATTAAACAATGTCAAACGGTTAATTAACCAGTGACCCAGGTTAATGGAGTACCATTGTCAACATAGTTTACAATTTCATATTCTAATCGTTCCATTTCGGCCTGTGCTTCCTGTACCATTGCGGCACCGTTTAGTGCTGTACCGCCTTGTGGGCCAGCAATTTGACTAAACTTGCTGTAGGCCTGTCCTAGTATACGTTTAGCAAAACTGTAGGCATACTCCTGTATCCAAGGAAATGCATAAGTATCGTTTAGAAGCATTTGATCTGGTTTAGTGTTATAAATCCAAAGTAATACGCTTTCATATGGATTTTGTCCGGCATTGTTGGTATTGCCAGCATAGCCATAAGGCATTTTGCGTACGATAGTCAATTTCTTGGTAGTTGGATTAAAGGTATAATTAAGCATACCGCCAAACATTTTCATTGCTAATTTTTGGTAATCAACAAATAGCTCATAGTTGGTTAGGCCACCAACACGCCCGGCCACTAACATATAGGTGTTTAGGTAACCTGATGCAAATGGTTCAAATTGGCTGGCAGTAGTTCCTGTAACTGATCCAATACCGCGTCTAAAACAAGCACGAACAGTTTGAACTTCTCTTGGCAGTATGTATTCCTGTGTTTCTGGTAATAGGTCTAAAAACGCATAGGATTCTTCTGTAGAATTTGCAGCACGCTGGCGATATTTAATTAAGGCCTGGTCAATGGCCATTTTGTAGTGTTCTTGTTCTAGTTCAACATCAACTATGCCATCGCCTAGACGCATACGCACATAATCAATAATACTTGCACGTTGGGCATCTGGTGTAGGTAGTGTGTTGGGGTCAAACTGAATAGGGCCCGCACCAGTTCCGGTGTTGGGATTGTATAAGCTCTGAGTTGGTAAACTACCAAATACTGTTAGGTTACCATCTATTTGTGGGGTTGTCTGTGGAATACTGTATTCAGCCATTATGTTAGTCCGTTATACAGTATTTATATATCAAGCTGTCTTAAGCAATACTACATCTGCACTTATACGTCCGTTGAGTAGAGTTTCTGTGGCCTTGATTGAATCCATAAACTTACGCAATTCTACTTTGGTAGCACGAGCAAATTCTCGTAGTTTGTCCTCAGGTTTGCGTAGAGTTTTGCTGACAGATTTGTGCTCGTCGTAGCCGGTTATAGTAGTACCTTTGACCGCCAGTGGTCCTTGTAAACTATCAGCAACATACCGGCCCAGTTTACGAGTTTTGGTATTATAGATCCAGAGCTCTTGGCTACCAATAATGTCTGCAGGATTTATGCTGACTAATTTAAGAACTTTTTCCTCTTTGAGATACTTGAGTTTGGCTACAACTTTTTCTTTACTGACACTACGTGGAGCTCGTACTTGTTTAGTGGCTCGTTTAACTCCGCGATACTGTATAATATCATTTAAGATCTGGTCAATAAAGGCCATTATACGTTTATAGTCGCCGAGTTTGTAGTGGCTATATCCTTCGGTAAGTTGTTCATCTGTTTTCAAAAATGCTTCTTTGAGTTCGTCAAAACGACTTTGGAATACTGCTTCATATTTGGTCAACTGACTCTGTGGCACATTGTTGGCTACTAAAAAGTCATAGGGTTTAAATGAGTATTTTGGGTTTTGAAC